AGGTTCTGCTTTATCTGGTGCTCAATTGATATCTAATATGTATACTTTAGACCCACGTAAATTTATAAGTGTTATGACACGATTAGGTGCTCAAAAAATATTCTCTAAAATTTTAGTTAAGGAATCATTAGCAGATGCATTGGTAGGACAATTAAAGATTGCTAAATCTGGTAAGGATACTGTTATAGCAAATATGATATCTACTAAAGGTTACATAGGAGCAGCTTTAGCCGACGCTTATTTAGAATCAATTAGAAGTGGAGAATCTTCTCAATCTGAAGAATTGTTTAATCAACAAAATAATATACCAAAAAGTTCTCTTGATATATTACTAGAAGGTGACTAAACTATAGTAAAAGATTTAGCTTTTTGAAGTAATAAATCTGATTGTTGTTTCATCATTAAAACTACTTCAAGGAGATATTTGTAACTGTCTTCAGTAATTCGTACATCTTTATCGTGTAACACTGGAATTGTATGAGCTTCACACAATCCCCCTATAAGTTCCGTCCAATTATATTCTGCGTAAGAAGCCGCCTTTCCTGGCGCATCAGGTGCTAGAGTTACACCTACGCCCCTTGGTGTAGGAGATAAATGCACCTCTAGCTCACTTTGTAATTCAATCATTTTGCTTGGCATTTTTTACTGTTCCTAAATGCTTTTATTACATCAGAAGAGAATAACTTTTGTATATTTAATAAATACATTTGTGAAGCCATATTATCCCCCCCTTTTACTGAACGAACATAATCAAGAGAATCAATAATATTCCGTAAAATGTCTGTTCTAAATACCAAAGTTGCGTAGGTGTCATCACCGATGCATAAATTATGAAACCAATAATCAGATTCCGTAGCTTTAATTCCTGATGGTTTTCCATAACTTTCATACTCCACTGCTATATTACCCGTCCTCTGCCACATATCACGTTCTGCTTTGACTTCAATTTTACCATTCTGTAGCATCTCTGCTACTTGCTCCTCTCTTATCTTACCATATTGTAAATCTATGTCAAATTTTTTTCTATCATATTTATTGGGTTCTAGTTTTCCTAGTTTGTTCATGAGCTTTCTGCCTTTTTAAATTTATAAAATAACTATTGTTAAATCCACGTTGCCATTCTTTACCTTTGTCTGAGTCTAAAGGAAAAGGATTTAAAACGTGGTGTTTTTTACTTCCTGCTTCCTCTATTTTATAAAAATCTTTACGACCTTTGTAAAAAAATTTAATATTCTTTTTTATCATATTACGCTCCTATATCTACGATTTCACATGAATCCCCACTACAAGCAAAAGTCTGAGATGATTTAGTTGTGTCTTCTTTTTCAAACTCTGCTAGTTTTGTCCAATCAATTGAATCTGGCATCTTTCTCTTCATAGCATTATAATGCTCAATTGTAAAGGGTATATTTTTTCCTTTTTCACTAGTAGATACACCTAATTGCCAAGATTGCTCTGCGGATATAGTATCTTGATATGGTGCTTGTTGGTACACATGGTCTTCATAAGGTAAGAAAGATACCCCAGACATTTCATCAAAGTTTTTGTACACGAATGCGCCTACATCCACCCACTCATCTGATTTAACTGATACGGTCACAGAAGGCTTATGCTCACACCAATACCTTTGATATATCAACCACATTTCTAATTGTTCTATAGCCGACATATGGTGTCTGGTAATACATGAATGAGGGGATTTCATCGGGAAACTAAACACAGTTGTTGTCTCTGGTTTCATAACACAAGGCTCACTAGGTATCCCTTGATTCTGCATAAATTGTGTAAGGGGGTCTTTATTGTCTCCTCGTACTGTGCGCATATAAAATCTACTGTGCCTAGCATGAATACCTGAAGCACTGTTGCATAATTGTGACACTGTGCCACTTGGCTTAACGCAAGTTATAGCAGTGCTTGCAGGAATTTTAAATTTCTTAGCATATTCTAAATTAGTTTCAACTGCGGCCATTCTAAGACTTTCTAGAATATCAGGTAATTTTTTTCTAGCTTCTTTACTTTGCCCACTCATCATTATATTATCCATAATACCTGTTAAAGATACACCAAGTAATCTTTCTTCTTCAGTATTCTTTTTCCATATCTTTCTTAAATATGGAAAGTTAGTGAGGGTAGCTTGTGCTGTTCCAAGTATTGTAGCTATCTTTACCTTCTGACAAATAGCATTATAGTCATCCCCTTCCCTAACAACTACCTCAGTGAGGTTACAGAACTGATAGGGGCGCAAAATGATTTCACTGCAAGGGTTACACCCAAAATCGTGTTGTGGGTCTCTACGGCCATAACTCATAGCCTGCTTACGTGCAGCTTCTCTATTGAATATTCCTCTTTCTCCAGAACGAGACTCTACAAGGGAAGTCCACTCTCTTAAAAAAGTTTCAGAATCTGGCTTATCTGTGTATGCAACACTATTATTAGACAATGCCATGTGAGGTGCATTTTCCCACCATTGACCAGTTTTAGCATGTCGCATTCTTATATCTGAAAGATTAGATAAAGATATCATAGCACTTCTACGTACTCCCCCAGATACAACCACTTCACCAATCTTACACATTAAACTGTGGCAATCATAACTAGAAAGTTTCTTACCTTTATTATCTTTAAATAAATTAACAGTGAATGTGAATAAATTGTTTAATGGTCCAGGACCAGATGCTCTGCCACCAAATATCTTTAGTCTGGCGCCGGCAGGTCTAATTTTAGATAAATCCCAAGACGGTATTTCTCCTGCGTATAACAAAGCTAATAACTTACGTAAAGCTTTCGCCCACCCTTCTTTGCTATCGTGTACAACAATAATATCATCGCTGTCATACAATTCATGAGGTATCTCTGGTAACTTATTTATTTTATCTCTTTCTACAGAAAACCCAACACCAGTTCCACATAGTAAAACATACATAGCTTCATCAAATGACTTCATATCATCAACTGGTAGATAAGCACAATTATATCCAGCTGTATTATCTCTTTCTAAAGCTGGGCCAGCTGTCATCAAAGCTCTCATACTTGGCATTACTTGCAAACCATATATAGCGTTCCATATTTCTTCAGTTGTATCATAATCTATGTTAGCTTTACTAGATAAAAAATCTACATATCTAGTCACAGTTTCACTCCATGTTTCCCTGCGTTGTTGGTCATCCATCCAACGTGCATAACGTGAAATAGCTATAAAATTCTGGTAGTCTGTTGGTAATGCGTTATTCATACTTGTCTCCTTTAATAACTTACGCTTACATCTTTTGATTCTATTCCACAAAATTCATGAAATATATCTTCAATTGTTTCTTCTAATAATATTGGTAGTTCTTCTTTATCTGGTGTGAACTCATCTAAATCTACATTAGCTATAATTTTTATTTTAACCTTTACCGTTTTGTCCGCCATACTTGGTCCTAACAGTTTCTAGTAGTAATTCAAGATACCAATGTGCTTTCTGTAAGTCTTGTTCTGGCTTACCTTTGTAATGATATCTCCACAGATACTTTAATATAGCACCTTGTAAGTAATACTCAAACCCATCTCCCAACATTTCTTTCATAGCGTCTATGCATTCTATACCCCCTTGTCGATAGTGAGAAGGATTAATTGCATCCGCCTCTCCATTATATATACCTTCAAATTCTAATTGCTCTGCCATATTTTCTCCTAGTGTATGGTGTGTAATTGCTTCAAGGCTTTGCTATAACTTAACTGCCCTTGTTCTACTAGTAATTCTGGGTTATTCATAGCATAATGTGCCATGCCTCGCAAGAGCAAAGTGTAGAACGCCATCTCATCGTCACGAAAATCTACCTTTTCTGAAAAATTGTGAATTAACTCTACATCATATGCTTCTTCACTTTTTAAGTTTCTCACTATTAAAGCTGAATCTCCTTCAGCTAAAGTTATTGTTTTACGTTTTTGCATGAGACCATCTCTATAAAATGCTCGGCATCTACTATTGCCAAAGGCTTTTGCCTATTCATTTTTATTATCAACAATGGCTCACCTTTGTTGTCGTGTGAAATTGCCTGTTCATAATAATTGTATATAGTTTTAGTTCTTTCTGTATTTTTACATTCTATATCATAAGCAAATTCTTTAAATGCCGCAGTTGATAATTGCACATCAACTCCATTAACTCCCATAGGTGTTGAACGAACATCTAGAGTAGTTAAATTTTTAAATACGGAAAGTAATTTTTCTGCTACCCAATTTTGAAGTCTTCTACCCTTCGCTTTTGATGTCCTCGGTGACATTTTCCTCTTCAATTCTGATTTCTGTAACAGTTTTGATTGGGATGTACGTACAGGTATTTTCACTTCGGATGCACGGAAACGCTTCCCCCGTATTGACTTGAAGGACGAACTCTTCCGCTTCGTATCTTTTGAGTTTAAAATTTTTGACATTGTCATCTCCATATTTAATCTGTAGATTCACGCCACTCATCAGATATGTGCGTATACCAAACCCACTTTGGATTTCTCCCTTTACTTGGGAGCTGTCTTTTGAACTCCAAGTTTTTCCAACATGAGAGCTTAAAGGGGCAATAAGAGCATTCAAATCCAAGGGTTCTGTTTCCTGTAGACTTTGAATAATAAGTCTCTTCAACGTCGGAGAAACATCTCTTAAAAGGTTTTCCATTAACAATGGACCTATGAGTTTCTTTGAGAGCATTTAACACCTCTTTCTTTTCTTTAACATTATCGGGAGCTTCGGCAAAAGTTATTTGTCCTGTTGATTTATTTATAGCTATCCATCCTTTAAACGGTACTTTTGCGGCTTCCCCATATCCATACCCCTGCGTTACATAACCAAATGTGTCACTACTTTTTATATTTTCAAAAGCATTATCGGTATTAAATTTATAGTCAAACGCATACGGCGATACAGTTTTTATATCATAAATACCATCTGATAATTCAATATCAAATTCTCCTTTAATATCAATATTTTATCTTTTAATTCTACTTTTTTATGTATATTTTTTACTTTTATTCCAGATGCTTTTATAAGTGTAATTAATACAGCCTCTAAAACATCCCCCATAATCATACGCATTTTAAAACTGTAATCTTTGGGTTCTTCTTCACTATTCTTAGCCTGCATCTGTAATTGGCACAGAGGTTTGCCCACATTGCTCATTCTAAGTCTAAATGCTTCTCTATCTTTGCCAGAGAAGTGTTTTTCTAGGGCTTGTCTAGCTAAAGTAGAAAATTCATCTAGCAGGTGAGAGGGCATTTCTGCCCCCCCATTCGCTGCTTTTGACAAGAAAGATAATAATTTTGCTTGATGTATGTTCATTAGCTAGCCAATAAATTAGAGCTATCCAAATCATCATCTAATGCACCATCTATATCAGTTATATTATCCCCGACTATAGTGGTGTCATCCGTAACGTCAATAATTACACCTTCATCTTGCAAGGCTTTGTCATATTGGGACATGACATATTTATTTTCCCTATCTACTAAATCAGAAAAATAATGCAATAGTTCTTGGTCATCAGAGGTAAACTCTACGGCATCCTTATCCACATTAAACTCTGCTACATAATACACATTACTACCTTTCTTCTTTTTGTTAAGAGTAGCACTCAACTTGTAAAAAAGAAATGGCTTCTTTTGTGCGGATAAAGAGTCTAAAGTTTCAGATAAGGGCATAAAGTTCGCCCCTCTGGCTCTCCAAAGAACAGGAACAGTGACATCCCCAACATCTTTACCATCAGCATTCACCGTATTTGCTAGGAAGGCTTTACCATATAACATTCTATAGCATGATGTTTGCTTTTGGCGGATAGCATCTGCTCCAGTTAGTGACTCTCGTTTAGCAAGAGGCACAGAACCACAACGCATAGTACCAAGACAATCTGGAATCTCTGTGTTAGGAAAAAGATTCTTAGCCATAATTGACTTGTTAACTGTTTCACCTGCATCGGGGTCATACTGTTGATATTGAAATCTCTGCAAGAAAATTTGTAGCTTGACGTCTTTGGAATACACAAAGTTATCTCCATATAATGTAGTCCAAGAACCTGCAGGGATTTGTTTCCCATTATCATCTTCATGGTCTCTATTTATTTTTAAAGTAGAGTGCGCCGTACTCGGCCCATCAATCGTAGCTTGTCCAATAACATCTGCTATGTCATTGAAATTTATATCTTTTTTTATTGTAGGTAAATTATTCATTTACATTTTTCTCCTTGTTACTAATTTAGATTTGTATGTTTTACACTATAATGTTTGGCATGTCAACAGTATATATTTTTTTCTTTCATATTAAGCCAGTCTTTTCCAATTTCAATGTCTACCTCAAGAGGAACTGTCCATTTAACATTGTACATATTCTCAAATAAATCTGTAACCCTTGTCATGGACTTATATGCAATTTCAGCTACAATATCTTCCTCTCCAGGAAACACGTCAATTACGACGGAGTCATGGACCGTATTAATAATAAGAGAGCGTAACTTCTTGACGTTAATCTGATGTTGTAGTTTAATAAGTGCCAACGGCATGATGCAACCACCTGCGAGACCTTGTACAGGGTAGTTCTTGATTGCGGGTGCATTCGACGCAACGCCCCTAGCAAGCCGTCTAGTATCTGGAAAAGCAAACTGCTGACCAGTATACAAAGCAACAATACCTGTCGATATAGCTTCAGTTTGAATATTTTCATGCCATTCTCCTAACTTCGGGTAGTTATCTACAAAAGCTTTATAATAAGCTGTTTCATTAGGTGACCCCGTGACACCGCCATACAAAGGCTTAAAGGTATGCGCCTTCGCTAAAGTTCTCTCTTCTTTTGTGACATCTTTCTCATCTTTACCAAAAATGATTGAAGCAGTATATCTGTGAACATCACTACCATCTAAGATGTCTTTTAGCATATTAGAGTCTCCACATAATTGAGCGGCTACTCTAAACTCCAACTGACTATAATCTGCTTGTAATATTTTACCACCTTCAAATCTAGAAACAACAACTGCACGAACAGGAAAAGTATTTCCTCTAGGTTGATTCTGGAAGTTAGGGTCAGAAGAAGATAGTCTAGTTGTTCTTGTAACACACTGATTGTATTTAGGATGTAGAACTCCGTTAATACGTGTGTTTCTCTCAATGCCACCAACAAAACTGTTAAGATACACATCAACTGCGTTAAGTCTAGTGACACATTCTAAAAATGTTTCAGCATCTTTGTTACCTTTATGCCTAGCTACATTTAATAAACGCAATATAGTAGACTTATCAGTAGCAAATCCATTAGCAGAAACATCAAGAATATCTCTAGGATTCATGGTCAAGCCACCAATCTTAGGTAAATTCTCTAATATATAACCTTTGCCATCACATGTAGAACATTTTGTGAGTCTTTTGTAAGGCTTGCCATCTTTTTTCATTTTCTGATAATTACCTATACCCTTACAACTTGTACAATGTTTGGCTCTAGTCTTGTGAACTCTTTGAGTTAAAGCTTTGATATTGTTAGCAAAAACACCGATACTCATTCTGGGACGGTACAAGGGTTTGCCCTTTTCATTAAGTCCAATATTAAAAACTTCCGCCCATTTCTTTTTATCAATAACTTTACGAGAATAAATCATTTGGCTCAACTGTTCTGGTGACGCAAAATTGACACGGGCATCCCCCATAACATCGTACATTATCTCTTCCATTCTGCTTTCCAACGATTTTTTCTCAACTTCATAATCATGTTTAACTTTTGCTAATTGTTGTGAATTGATTTTAATTCCATTTCTTTCAATTATCGCTAAAATATATAAAAAACTATTCATTAACTTTAATTGTTTTTGCATATCTTGATTATCGGGCTTATTGAACAATTCTATTTGTGAATTATACAATTCTTTTGTTGCCAAAATATCAGCACATCCGTACTCTTCTACTACAGCTGGGGGCATTTTGTTAAAACCAATACCTTTTGCTAAGTAATCAATAACCAAATCACCTTTCTTTTGTGCAACCTTACGTCTTTTGCACGACTCCTCAAGACTTACACCCCACTTCTGCCCACGCAAAAGTAAATACTCACCAATCATAGTGTCATACACTCGTTTATTGTATTTAAATCCACTCTCCCACAACCAAACTAAATCAAACTTTATATTGTGACCTACAAGTAAATTAGTATTGTCTAATACGGATTGTACCTGGGAGTGTGACATTTTTGCATCAGTAACCTTTTCATCATGATTAAACCAAACAAACTTGGGAGTATTATCAGAGCACGTATTGTACTGTACCGATACTAAATAATTATCATGATGAAAAGGTGTAGGGTCACTTCTTCTTGAAGTATCCTTTTGAAAAGTAGTCTCTACGTCTAATGTTGTAATCATGCTGTGAACCTGCTTCTTGCTATATCTAAGTTACATACTATATTACCGTGAAAACCTGTCAACTTATTTTTAGATATTGTTAAATATCTTCTTTCATCTTGGTTGTCAGTTATATCAGATTTACCGATACCAATAATTAAATCAGCTTCGGCGGCTTTACCAGTTTTACTATTCTCCATCATAGCGTAAGTAACATTTGTTTTACTTTCTGCATCAGCGGAGGCTTGACTAATGCCAATACCAAAAAGATTGTGACGTTTACAAACTTCTCTAAATTTTGTGTAGATAGCACGTAACTTTTCATCTGTTCTAGCAAATGCCCCCATTATATTAATTTTATCTAATTGGTCTATGATTAATATATCAGGCTTTTTAGTATCACAATATACATTAAGCCACTCAATTGATGCATCAACATTATCTACCATTGTTAAATTAGGAGCTATCTCGGCGAATGCCTTTTTAGCTTCCCCTTTCTTCATAAATAGTTCATCTTGAGTATATCCTGTGTACGCAGATGCAGCTCTAAGCATAGTTCTCCTAGCAGGCTCCTCATTGGTAATAATGTGAACGTCAGCACCTTGACAACAGAAACCATTTGGAGAAGCTGCTAATGAAACATAAAAAGCAGTCTTACCAATTTCCGGCCTAGCAAACGCAATCATAAATTCGCCGCCCTTGCCCCCACGAACCATTTTAGATAGGCTAGGAATATTAAACTTCCAACAATCCTCTGTTTGTATATAATCTAACAAAGTATCTAAATCAGTAGGTACAGGCTCTGTTTCATCATCTGGTACAAAACCATCTTCAGACTTCTCAACAATTGATTTTATTTCTTGCAACTTTTCAGTAGAGCCTTCCATGATTGATAAAGATAAATCTGCTATACGTCTGCCCACTTCCTGTTGCCATATACTTCTTACAACGTCATTAGCAACATCCTCACCTATATGGGGAAGTGAATCAATGTCATCCAATATATCAGACACAATCTCTTTACGTGCTCTAGTTGCGGTTGGGTTATCAACGCCATACAACTCTCTTATTTCCAGAACAGTTAAGTTTCTATCGTATTTGCTATGACCTTTAACAATAGTGTCAAACAAATCCGCTAACTCTTGTGGAAACATCGAACGTATAACTTTGGATTTATTGTTGTCGTAAAAATCTTTACGTAACAACAACTTAATTAACTGTTGTTCAATACTAATTTTCTTATCTCCTCTGCATTATAATATTTTAAATCATCTTCTATTCTTAATATACTACACTTTACTATGTACGCCAAATACTTTTGTAAGTCAAGTGATTTTCTTGCTGCATCTGGGTCTAAGCATATTTTAACTTCTTTAAATTTCTTTAAAAATGTCAAATCGGCATCTTTCATATGCGTACCCATTAGGGCAACGCCCGTTGCTACATGGGACACAGCGCACGCACTCGCGGCATCTTCTACTAGTACAGCTGTTGCATTATTACCACATGTAAATAATTTATCAGATTTACCATACCTGTACCATTTTGGTTTTACATCTCTTTTTAAACTTCTGCCTATGGCATCATACGTAACTCCCTCGTACTTTACCATGAACACTACCCTATCTTGCTTTGGGTCATACATAACTTGCACAAGTTTGTCTTCTACTGCAGGCATACAATTGTTCTTTTTCAGATAATAAATGACACGAGAATTTGTAGAAAAAATTGTGAACCAATCGGGTGTTCTAAAATTTTGAT